TTGAGGCACTATAAATATTGGCCTTAGACAATCTGACGGGTACGCATACTCATACGCCCATGGCGGCGGAGGAATGCCCTTATCCCAAACTAGCGGTACTGCTGTTGGATTCTCAGGCGTTCCTGGAGCTGAGCAAATCAACGATAAGTTTATGAAGTTCCTAGCACAGTTCCATGGAGCCATGCGCAGCACTTCATCTCGAAGAGGCTCCAACAAGAGCTTGACCTGAATACTCTCGTTGGAGCCCTCATCAAGCGAGGCTATCGAGCTACGAGTTCCTATAGCCGATAGTGCTCGATTGGCAATGTCGACTTCACTTGTCATTACTTCTGCGACCCAGATCTATGAATAGTGCCGCCAATGCCAGGACTACCACTACCCCGGCCAGCCACTGGACATCTAGCATGACCATGACTATCGCCATGCAAGCCAGGACCTTTAGGGTCACCGATATTACTCGGCCCCTTAGGCGCCGCATAGTTCATCACGTCACGGGCGGACTTTACACCACCAGTCGTAGCCCGAGCCGCTTGGGGTTGGCGAGACTCAGGCCCATATTCCGACAGAATATCTCTAGCCATTATGCAGCCTCCTCTTCTTTAACTTCTTTTGGTCGCAAGGCATTCTCAAGGGCAGCGCAAACCTGTGCAAGATGCATGTTGGCGACCTCGTTTAGGGCCTTGTAAGCAGGTGTTCCAGAAGTTTTCTGAATGATATCGAGCAGCCCATTGATCCCAGCTGCATCGATTTTTGGTAGTCCATCATCTTTTGCCATAACTGCGCTCCTACTTATGTTTTCCTTGTGACCCACTTGGATGAATAGTCCTTCCACCGCCAGGGCCTAGAGCGGGTCTATCTGGTCCAGGCGGTGTATATCCCTTACCTCCCATCATCGGAGTGTGCTTGAAGGCAAGTGCCATTCCCATTTGCCCTACACCCTCCGGGCTAGCCGCATGAGGCTTGGGTTCGACTTTCCATGAAGCTCGGCCTTCTTTACTGGCATGTCCTTGTCGCATTTCTCTGGTTCCTTTCTAAAAACTCCTCCTTGACCGTGTTCTCGATCGAGTTGCCCTAGCAGGGAGGTCTCCGCTCGGGCCATCTCGCCCTTAACCCATGGTGGGGGTTGTTGGCCTATACTCTCATAAAAGTATCGAATGTAAATGAGGTTATGCAGGTGCTGCGTCAATCTCATTATGTTTGGCGGCACCAGCTTGTCGATGTCATCGCCAAACATACCATCAGATGGGCCTAACGGATTAGCCATTCTGCTTCTTCCTCTTCTTTTTGAGAATACCAGTCTTAGCGTCAGCTTGGTTAAACTCTTTAGCAACGCCTGTGGGGATACCCACTTTCTTGGCAAACTTCGGATCATGCGCCGCCGCCGCCATTGTTCGAGCTTGTTTAGGTGATGAGCTTGGCATTTCGAGCCTCCTTTATGGATTTGTCGGTGGTGGTTGTCTAGCTGTCTGAGCTGTAAGCGCAGCCGCTATATTAGCAATGTAGCTATCACCAACACTCCATGGAACTGGACCGCCATAAAGTACAGTAAAGCCATCAGTACCACAATGCCGTACTCCAGGCTCATACACACGATCTACACATCCGGACGGCAAAACTGGTGTCACTACGTTAAAATCCAAAGCAGCGTTAGCGTAAGTATCAATATAAACCTGACTCGCAGAGCGGACAATTAGGTGGCCATCTGGAGTCTGTTGAACCATAGTCATAGTTTCACCATAACATTGATAAAGACTGTTGGCTGCATTGTGTTGACTGGTGTGCCACTGCCGACAACAGGAGTATTTGCGCTGAAAACACTATCAGTCCCACTAAAAGTCATATTGTTAAAACCAGCAACACCTTGCCCCAAATATGTACCAGCGGCATAGGGACTCGGCGGGTCATGACTATGAGCTGCCATCGTCGCTATTGATGGTGTTATAGTTTCCACACCTATCTTCGATCCAAGCACACGATTTGTCAATCCCGATCCATGACCAGCAAGGCCTAGCACACGACTTGAGCCTGGAGGTAAACTCATACGACAATGGGCGGCAAATGCCGTTGCAGCTGTCCCTTGAGCCGCTCTAGTTGTGGCGCCACCAGTACTAGTAGCTAATGGGCAAAGAGCGTCTGTATAACCGTTATAATATAACGTGAATAGCGCCTGAGTATCAGTGTTCGCCCTTATAGTTGCTCCAGACGAGGCATCGCCTACGTTGCCGTCTACCCAGAGAACCCAGCCAGTATCAGCTACAGTCTTATGAGTTGGCTTAAGATCTCCAGTAGAGAATGCTGATCCACTAGCAGCTATAGCCGCATTTATAAGATCAGGAATGCCCATTGCAGTCTGGGCTAATGGAATTGTAGCAGCTGTAACCACAGGCTGCATTGCAGTCGAGATTATAATATTTGGCGCCAGACCACCTACTAGATTACCAGCAGAGTCAAAAATAGCTGATTGATTCGCACGAACAGAGACTGGTGGAACAACAGCTGGAGGCGGATCACCCGGCCCAACCTGAAAGACACGACTCAGATCACCAGTGATATCTTGCCTAAGCATAGTCAAATAATCTAAGGCCTGCTCTATAGCAGCTGGATATACAATTCCTTGATTGGCAAAGGAAGTCTGCTGGACAGAGGCAAGAGTCCTGATTATCGTTAGTTTATTGCCAACAGCAAGCGGCGGACCAACTAGCGGATAGATCACCATTCCGCCGACAGGAGTTGGGTTAGGTGGAGATGGAGCATTTATGACTAGGTTATATAAACCAGTAGAAAGCTCCGATGTAATACCGGTAGGATCAGCCAGTTGAACTGAAATGGTCTCAGCAGACGGCACAGAGAAGCTGAATGAGAACTGGGTAGTAGCCCCGTCAGCTAAATAAGTTATTCTATCAGAAATAGAGTTGACTGTCATAACATCACCAAAGAGCGTTGGCCTGAGTTACTGTATCTGCAAATTCATTCACGCCAGAATGGGCATTCAAGACAAGTGACGGATAGATGCCTTGATCAGCCTGCGCTGTAATAGTGAAATATGGCGCCATTGCCAAAGTATCGCCACCACCAGCTGTTGGACCTACGTTAAAAGCATGACCTCCTGTCAGCCAGAATGGCACAGCCACTATCGTATCACCAGCTACGTTGCCAGTTATAGCAGCAGCCGTAATATGGCGAAGACCCACAGTTTTCAGATTAACAATCTGACTTACACTAAAAGGATATGTCTTTCCACTGGCCGTCTTATAACCAAACAAGGCAAGAGTGAGCAGATAGGACGCAGCTGCTCCCGTATATGGCCGTAGCACATTGATATCCAGATAAAGCAGATTTCCTGCTAGTCGGACATTCTTTTCACTTGTGCCTACGTTAATTGGTCCACCGGAAATTGCACGCCGAAAGTATGAATATATCGGAATATCCGGCGGTGCTCCCGCCATGTCAGCTACTGTTCGACCACCAGTGCAATTGATCACTGTCAACCTAGCACAGGGATGTGGTGAGTAGACCATTGGTAGTGTTGCAGTAAAAGTAGTTGATGCTATCGTTGCAGAATTACTGATCGTGTAAGTCCCAGTTCCGGCTCTCGGTATACCAGGAGTATCATTTGTTATGGTCGTTCCAGCAGGGAGGCCACCACCAGTAATAGTCATGCCAATCAATAGATTTGCATCAGAAGGTGTAATCGCTGTAACGGTCAATGTATTACCAGCTACCGATGCTGTGATACTTAATGCCGTATCAGGCAGTGCTGTGAGATCAGTGTCCACACTGAATGCATTGCTACCGTCCATGTAGACATCCAAGACCGTGAAGGCCTTGATTAATCCACTGGTTGCCACAACAGCGGTTGCCCCAGTCGTGCTTATCTGCGAAGAAGAATTGATTGCAATCTTAGCACCAGGGACAGCCCAAGGCAATGGACAAACTGCCGCCGTAGCACCGCCTGGAGCACGCCATGTGCCATAAGTAGTTGCAGCTCCTACAGCAACTGACAATGTGCCACTGGTAAATGTAACTGTATTAACACCAATAGTACTACCCTCCTGCAGGCCGTCAGTGGTCTCCCCTATATATGAGTTAATCAACGTAACACGATCGGTTGCACCATATACTGGGCCAAACTGAAGCTGCTTGGTGATGAAGCTGTCTTTGATAACAGTTTCTTTTCCTGTACCAGTTAGACCACTCATCAACTTACAGCGTGTGATAACCATCTTGTTGACAGACGCCGTCTGCAAGCGAGGGTAAGAGTTTTCATCAAATACACAGTCGATATACTGAAGTGTGTCGATCATCTTGTCGACTTCAGGAGTGCAATTATGAAATGTACAACGTTCCATGGTGAAATTGCGTACATTGGCTGGAGATGGGCCAGAGTCGAATGCCCAACCATTCATTACACAGTCAACAAGGCGCACCGTCTTCATGCCACCAATTGTGCCCTCGGTTACGCCATAGATATTCAGCCCTCGGACCTCGAGTTCCTGATCAAACCCATCGTTAAGTTGCACTATCGTAGCGGGCCCGTCTACAGAGCCACTCCAGCCAATACCAGTCCCAGGCGTGAACTTCGGCAAGGTTGAACGATAGTTGTATTGCATACGGTCATAGAAAGTAATAGTACCTGAAGGCACGTCGACTGACTCAATTCTGAGAAACTCAAACGTAGATGGGTTCCAATTGGCGCCAGCATTCTGCTGCATATCAACAGCCATCAAAGCAACCCAAGAGTTAGGATAGAAATTAACCGCTTGAGCCGGTGTTATCAGTGTGACAAAGTTTTGTTGGTGTCCGCTAGTGTCGACGTCAGTAGTTTGGAATTGAGTATGGTAGCACCACATAGAGGTACCAGTGTTTGCATTCTGGTCTCGATCGGCTCCACCGTAGAAATTGATGTTTGTAGCTATACGAGTTCCATAAGCTAAAATCCTAGTTTTCTTCAGCCCAGCATTAATGCCCGGAGCCATGTTGTTGCTAGCGGCATAAGAGCCAGGATCCCAAACAAAGTCAGTCCAACTCTCGCCGTAAGTTGTAATAGAGTGTGTGCCAGACTGAGTGCCGGTAGTGGCGATAGCTGTGCCCTTAGTCGACGAACTTGAAGTACCGTTGAATAGTGGTGTGCTGGTGATCTGGAATGTAATATTTGATCCCGGCCCTGTAGCTAAGATTGATTTTACAGTACCATAAAGGACGTAGTAAATTTGATTGGCGACAATTCCAGTAGGCAATGCACCAGTGGTCTGGAAACTAATCGCCGAACCACTACACAGTGACGGCTGCTGAAAGGTAGGCGAAGTGACGGTGATAACAGCTGGGTTGGCAATAGAGATTGTAACTGTGCCTGTCTGAGGCGTACCCGCACGCTCGGCACCTACACCACCAGAGGGCGCTGCTGTAGTTGCTAGATATTGGCTGAAGAACTGGAACGGCGTAACATTATCAGGCGATGTTGGATCTATCCCGAAGTGTCTGGTATGGAGTGGCACTGGTGGAAGTAACTGCCAATAAGAAGCATCAAGGGCCGGGCGTGGAAATGTCTTGAATGTTGCCACAACCCCATTCGATGGATTCGCACCGTTCGACCAAGTTGGGTTAAACGTCAGACCAGCCGTACTTGTAGCAACAGCACAGGCAATTGCATTTCTAGAATGAATTGGTGGAGAGAGGTCAATCCACCCTGGAGCCATTGTATAGTTGATAGGAACATCATCAAGAAGAATAGGATTTGCACCGTTAGACATCATCCCAATAACTAGCTCTGGCTGTGTCGATAACGGCCCCGTTGCAAGTGACGGCGAGGCTGTAGTTACTGGAGCTCCTGCAAAAAGCTTTGTTACATCTAATGTAGCGCCATTAAACCCAGAAACAGTGTAAACATACAGACAGCCGGGGCCAGTACGTCCGGCAATAGCGAAGGTTGTGCCAGTAGGAGCAAATACAGGATTAAGACAATAAAGGATAGCTCCCACGCCATTATTAGTACCAAAATCGACTGCCATGGTGTAGGTATTGCCAGCACTATCGGTAGCAGTCGAGGGAACCACTCCATAATCAAATACAATTATCAGCGCCAGTGACCCAGCATGAATTGGTTTGATTGACGGCCCCCAGCCTGGAGAACCTACAGTAGCATTAGCAGCAGTTGTAGCATAAACAAGTTCTGGAACCACGCCACTTGTGAAGCTTGGCGGGACCATGGAGGTAAAGCCAGTACCGACATATGGAAAAGCTAGACTGCTGACTCTAGCATAAACACCGGCTCCACCATCATCTGGGGCTGAATTGCCTGCGACTGAGATGAAGTTACTTGTATCTGGAATAACAGCAACTGAGGCTACTGCTGGAGTGCTATATAATAGCATATCAGTTGCTGCAGTCGTAGTTCCTCCGCCTCCGCCTCCGCCTCCCCCAGAGCCTACGCCAGAACTGACGTTGTACCACCCGCTCATATCACGTAAAGGAAGAAGGCAAAGAACCTCATTGGCGATGGCCATCGTGATAGATGCAAATGTCTTATCAATAAATTGCCCTGAAGCCGACGTGACTATAATGTTAGCTGTAGCAGCATTACCACCAAGGTCCTTAACCACAATAGCTCGTTCAAATCCTGTAGCCGGCATATAAGAAGTTTCTTGCACCCACTTCCTAACATCAGGCAAGTTAATGGTAACAGTGCCCATGGAGTCGACCAGCACAACTCCAGTACCTGGGGCTACAGCGTAGGTCCCACCACTCATTATAGATTGACTGGGATTAACCCTGACATTAACCCAGCCTAAGGTCGGGCCTAAGTTGACCCTAACTACCTGCTCTGGATTGCCACTCTGGTCTAGATCCACTTACGGCACCCCTACTGTTGTTCCATATGTTCGCAGGCGAGTGTAGAAATTACCTACTTGTGTTGAATTTAAACTTCCGCCGAATGAAACCATTGCTATTTGATGTAAGGTAGCATCAGCCCCAGTAAATGGGTCATTAAACACTACGTAGGTAGAGTTAATTAGTGCAGAACTTACTTGCGTATCACTACCCACAGATGCTCCATTTAAATATGACTGGGTTGCACCACTAGCAGAACGATTTCCTAAGAAGAACCCTCGACTATCAGCGACAGCAAATCCTGCACCAACAGCAGAACAAATACGATTATAGAAATTACCGTCTGTGTACCAATTGAACATATGGGAAAAGTCAGTACCAGCTGTCGCATTTGACAAGATGCGTTGGGTATGAACTGCAGTTGTGATATCCCAAAATGAGTGGTGTGCACTATTTTGAGTATAGTTACCTCCTGCTGTTGATGGATTAAATCCTGTAGCAATTCCATCACCAGCAATCTGCGCATTGTACCCTCTAAATGCTACAAATGGTGGCGTTCCTTGCTTAGTAGACAAAGACCTAGCAACCATATCTGTAAGGGCGCTAGGTTCGTTTTCTCCTGCATAGATCCATAAGCGATCTAGAAGTGCCCAAATTCCGTCAGCCTTTAATCCAACAATTAGGTTATTAATCAAAGTCTGCTGCGGACCACTGACTGTACCGCCATTAGTACCTACAGCACTAATCCACGCTGTGGTGGCACTATCAAGGCCTCCACTAGAGACTGTAGGCATAAACAAGGTTGGCGCAAGGGCAGGTATCATTGGTGTGCAGCTATACGGTATCCGCTAACGCTGTTAATACGCCAGATACTTAGCGTGAACTTATTTCCGCTAGTAGTAGTTAGAGCATCGCCTGTGTTTGAGCCTACACTAAAGCCAGTGAATGTAATGGCCCCGGCACTAGCACTGTTGGTCGCTAGCAGCATACAAGATCCATCAGCAACAGGGGCTGTGATAGTAAAAGCCCCATTGTTGGTGATAAATTGGAGTGGACAGGCCCCACAGTCTACTGTTATATTACCGGTCGTTAGAGACTTCGAGGTTACATTAGCGCCACCAGAGACCGTTTGATCTGCTACATCAAGTGTAGCTGGCGTCCCTGCTGTCTGGCCAAGAACACCAGCGTTATTAATAAGCCCTCGTCCATTAATTCCACCTGAGACTGTAGACGAGCCTATAGTGACACCAGATGAGCCTCCAACTATAGCGGCCACATCTGCTACAGTCAGACCTCCAAGTTCCTGCTGTGTTGTTTGGAACTTAAGGGTATCAGCCATCAAAGCCTCCTGCCAGATACCTTCTTCTTCTCTAGCAACTCTACTTGAAGAACTGCATTTAGATCCATAAGCTGCTTGACTTGCTCTTGGAGTTCTTCAAACTTCTTTGGATCAACGCCCTTAATCGAGACATTGGGGAAGGGTTTGTCTGCCTGAACCATCTTAGTGGCCATCAGCTGAGCTATTTCCCGTTCGAAGTCGCTTAGCCTGCTCTCAGAGTAAGTCATGTTTAAGGAGTCGATTGGATGCTTCCAGTCGGCTCTATGTTCGTTAGAGATCTTTGTGGCCTCATCATCAAGCGGCTCCATGTCAGGAGTCGGAGGCCCAGTAAAGACAACATCTCGCCTATGAGCAGGGTCAAACCTGTTAGACACAACTATGCCATCAGGATCGTTCCAGTCTTGCACCCAAGTTGGGTTTAGGTACAAGGGAACCTCATAAACCTTTCGGGCGGCCCTACCAGTCTCACGGTCGCTCTCTTTGTATTCCCACTCTATCCCAGGCACGCTAAGATAGTGGGCATCCTTTAACATCCATCTAGCCATAATATCATCCTATACTATTGACGCCAGAGATTGTACATGGAACTGTATAGTTAGCAAAGACACTGGCGTTCATAATAGTTGTAGCTGTACCATCAAGCGGGATCAACATTGGAGACATGCTGCTAGATGAGCCACAACTAGCCCACACTACATCTCCAGGCAAGGCATTACCTACAGTATCAGCAAAGATGGTGCCTGCTTTGTAGCGGGCGTGCGCAATAACAAAGGCAGCTTGTGATCTGAACCTAGCCATTCGATTTTCTCCTAGAATTGGCCGTAACTGACTACGGCGTTGATTGGACCTGTGCCAGTTATGGTGTGGCACAGCTGAGCACCTTGCGCAGACGAGAACCAAACAGGGGCTCTGCTGACCAAGACCCCATTTATGCCAAGACTAAACACAGGGGTGACGTTAACTGTATTGGCATTGCAGTTCGTGCCTGTACCTACAGTTAATTGATATGTCCCAGCAGCTGCGCCTGCGTTTATGTCGTAGCCACAGATGTGGATCGCTTGAGTGGCTACAGCTGCGACAACTTGAGTTATGGAAGTAGCGCCTGCGCTAACTACAACGGACCTATTGCAGTATAGCGCAGGCGGCCCTACAGTTTGGGCTTTGGCTGGCTCACCACAGCCATAGAGCAGAAGTGAGCCAACAACAGCTAGGAACTTCCACATCACCGTATCCTAAACCATTTGAGGTTGGCAAAGTTGAACTGCCACTCATTAGATGCAGCAGCAGTCACCGTTTGAGCCGAGAAGGCTGCTGACATGGTCTGGTTCTGCGGTGAGGTCCCAGCCTGAACTGTGACCATAGTCGTGAGAGTCGTGTCTGTGCTGACTGAGATTATCTCTCCATCAAATGCTGGATTCGGGAGAGTAATAGTCCAAGTGGTTGGGGCTGCGCCTGTCCAGAACAACGTGCTATTCGCTTGCGTTGCTGTGGTAGTAAAGGCGCCTGCGCCAGAGAACAAGCTAAGCGCAGTTCCATTCCGCACAAGATTGACGCAAAGAAACTGACTTGGGCCTCCTGGACCTTGACCAGCATTCCAGCACTCATTACCAGAGACGTTGTTCTGAGCTACTGGCTGGGCCCAAAGGACGGTGGAGAGGGTGGCAATCGCCACCCCAACCAACCAATTTGCATATTTTCGCATTAGTTGTTGACCACAACGCCTGGAGGATAGCCACCAAGCACTGCATTGCTGAGTGCATTGTAGAACATATCGTGACGATCGAGCACGATGAATGCTTGAAGATTTCCTGCTGTAAAGACTCCTGCGGCTGTATAGAGAAGCCGAAGGAACCTAGGCTCAACAACGCCTGCAGGAGGCCTAGGCATATCCATATCGTAGAGCCTAGCACCTGCAACAAGTGTTGCAATGGCATAGACAGGTGAGAGCCACCAAGTCACAAAGGTACCAGGGAGCCCAGAACCATTGTCTGGTGCCCCTTGTAGAGCGACCTGAAGACTTGTACCACCAGCAGCGGCAACGCTAACTTGGACCAGCAGCTTCATTGCTGGATCGTCACCAATGCCGATATCTCTAGCACCTTGCCCTGCGGCAAGGATAGGGATACCTGCCATATGCAGGTCGATGACATTCGTGCTATTCACGGTGGCAGCCAAGATGGTGTCACCTGGAGAGGGAGCACTGAACTGAAGTAGTCCGTCTAAGATCATGGGTTGTCTCCTTAAACCACTCTAGCTTCGTTGTTCAAGATAGCATCGCAAGTTCTGATCGGGATTCCCCTGAAGGTAGTGATAGGCTTGCCATCGAACTCTTCAATGCGCAGCAAGACGTTGGTCTTGTTCATTGCTTGAAGATCGAGATAGGTCCGTAGCACACGGTTGGCGTACATGACGGTACGACCCATGTTGGCTCTGATCTCAGGTGTATCGGAGGTCTGGACAACCGTAGCACCTGCTGGCGCCGTAGGGAGACGGTACAGACCTCGCACAAGCAAGTTGATGAGGTTTGCTGCATTGACGCCGGTGAGCTGAGTGACGTCGATATTTGCGAGTCTGACGACATAGCGCCAATCCCTTCCGACAAGGCCTATCTCCCACTTGAAGTGGTCTCTATAGGCTTGGTAGGTGTTACCTGCGGCATCTTGGACAGGCCACTCTCCCATGTCTCTATGCTGGAGGCCAGTTATCTTGCCTTTAGGGAAGGTAGCATGAGTTGTGTCTGGGCCCCAGACTACGATCCAGATGCTAGAGTTAGTAGAGGCTGTTCCACCACTGTCAAGGACGTTTGCGGCTGTCTGAGAGGCGGCTTGGCTGACGGTGGAGTATCTAGGCGAGAAGCCAGTAAAGCGCTCTGGGTTTATGAACTGGTTCCCATAGATCAGAGTAGCTGCTACCTGCTGAGACATGCCTTCGAGAAAGGCTTTAACCTCGCTTAGCCTGAAGTCAGCCGTGTTGCCGTTGAGGTCAGCCACATCTTTATCGATAACTGCGTAAGTCTCGAGGTTGCCGCAGGTATCAACAATCTGCGCTGTAGTTGACTTGGCATTAGGCACGCCTGTGTTCAGCATACGCCAAGTAGCTTGTGGCAAGCCAGTCCTGACGGTTGTTTTATGCCCAGTCGGAAGGTTACCCTCGACAACGAGCATGTCATCAAGGATTTCGTTAGTCTGCGACAGCAGTTCAATGATGGTGGCTACGTGGTAGCCATCATCAAGTCGCTTAGCCCAGTCCGCATAGGTTAGGGCAGTAGAGCCTATAGTAGCCATCTGTTATCTCCTGTTAAGCTTGGCTCCTCTGCTTAGGCCCATCTGAGCTTGGCTGTTCATCCTCTAATGAGGCTGGGCTACGGCAAATTCGGGAACATGGCCCTAGCACCCATCCCCGATGTGGCGCCTGGGCGTTGTTGACCTGCTGCTGAGGGCCCACGTCCTGCGACATGGCCACCTTCAGTGACTAGCTGTGCCAACTTGTAGAATGCCTTGATGAAAGCTGGGTTGTTTCCTGCTCCAGTATAGTCCATAGCGGCTCTAAACTCCGTCGCAAGTCGAGCATCTCCGAGCGAGTCAATAGCTCTGGATATAGTTTGAGTAACCTGGCTAAGTCTCGGGCCGATGGTTGGATCAGATTTGACTTGCTTAACCCACTCCTCCTGAGTCTTGCGCCATGCGTCGTACGGAGCATTTACGGCCTCTAAGGTTTTAGACGAATAGAAATCGACTAGCTTCTGAGCCTCAGCTTGGGGGAGGTTCATGCCTTTGAACAGTTCTCCAGCTTCCTTGGCTACGCCCTCATTTAGCTCGAAGCCCTCTGGAACTGTGAATGGTTCATACGCCTCTGGCGCCCCAGAAGCTGGCTGATTGGCTAGTGAAGTTCCAGTTTGGCTAACTAGGCTCTTTTCCGTCGGCTCCGAGGTAGTCTCGGTAGTAGTGCTCGTCTGCGGCGTCGTCACCGCTGGTGTCGTCGTCTGACCCTTGTCCTGGATCTCGCCCGTAGGTGTCCTTGCGATTTCGGACGTCTGAGATGGTGCTTCGCTCATTTCTTTCCCTCATCATTGTGATATAGTGATCTGGGCATGACGCCATGATGTCCCCGAGCAGATTAAGGCCGACCTCCCTTTGGCCTTCCATAAAGGCCATTCTGTTGGAGGAATCAGCATACGAAGTGGCGAAGATATGGCAGTGCTCAAGAAGCTGACACATCCAGCCTCGACCAGGCGCAACTGACATAATACCGGCAACAATTTCACGGCGCTGCTGCTCCTCGAGCTTAGCTTGTTTCTCGAGCCGACGAACGTCCTTCTTGTTCCCTGCGTCGTACATTTAACATCTCATCGTAAATAGCATCTACTACTATCGCCCTTAGCATCTCTTGCATTGTCAAAGCATGACGAGTACAGATTTCCTTTAGGACACCAGCTTCTTCCTTAGTAAGTCGGCAAGATATGACATGATCTTTGAGAACGTCCTTCATGCTCCTAACATCTGCTGAATTGCATTCTTGCCACCGCCTACATCGACATTAGATAGATTCTCAGCACCCTGCGAGAGTTTCTGAGCCCTATCGGCCATAGCGTTTTGCTGCTCTTGTTGCTGCTGCTGCGCTCGCTGCTGACGGATCGCCTGAAGCTGTTGAGGCGTGCGTATAATGCGAGGATCGTTATTCATCAACGTTGAGTACTTGGCGAGGGCGAAGTCTGTGTCGATGTTGTCCATAACTCCTGGGTCGAGACCAGCGAGGGATCCTGCCATTTGTAGAGTTCGTTCAATACCTGAAGTAGCTGATGCAAGCTGCGCCTGGAGTAGCATGGAGATATACTCGATATCGATATTAGCTCCTTGAATTTCAGCTGGGGGTGGCGGCAGAACTCCGGCCCTAGACATAACTGCGAAGGTTCGTTCGATAACAGGAGACAACAACTCATGTTGTATTCTCTCCAGAACTGGGCCTAGCATAATCAGGGCTTCACTTCTTCGGGCGTCTATCTCAGTTGCGCTTACATTAGAGCGGGTCTCAAACTGAGAGATGACCTGAAAGACATCGTTAAAGAATACTTTGCGAATACGTTCTCTGACTTCGTTTAGATCCTCGCTTATAGCGGCAATGTCAGGCCGCCAATTGCCGTAGGCTGTGGTGAATCCGGAATTGGCGGCCTGCATCATCCCGGCGATGTAAGTCACACCACCAGGAAGAAGTGAAGCTGGTTGGTTCTTTAGCTGAACATCTGCCAGCATTGGTGGGTTGACAGTCTTGTCAATCGCTTGGCCTTTACGGCGGACTTCTTGCTGTAGTTGCTTAACGTCCGGCAGAGCATCCATGCCTGGAGACCGTCCATAGGCGTCGTTCGATACGAGGTCCCATCTGACAGCAATATTTGGAGCCTCATGGAATCCTCGTTTGCGAAGAAAGCCTTGATGGATGTTAGCGTAGCCTCCCTGCGGATAAACCGAGCCACCCCACTCCCAATATGCCTCTCTGAACTTAAAGTTTCTAGGAATACCGAAGTCTCGCCCGTCGTCATTAGGCTCAATAGCATGGGCAACAATTATCTCCCTAGTAAGCGCAGCCTTTCCTTCGGTATACAACCGCTTGACTTGGTCCGAGACATTCTCCTCGCCAAATTCATTAACGACCTGATCGACTGTAAGCGTGAACTCTCGGAAGAAGATAGCTGGCCGGTACTTACCATCATTGTCAAGATAATACTCTCCAAAGCAGGGATTAACACAATTGATAACATTATCGAAGTCCTCGTAGATTAGCATTACTGCTGAGCCAAAGATAACAAGGTCAAAATAAACGACTGCTATAGAGTTGTAGAAGTTTGAGGCCTGAAATACGAGCATCATCAGGCGCTCGCACTCAGCTAGCCACAGGCTTATTGGAGATGTTTGAGTCGAGTCTCGCCAGCCCACCTTGAGCCTGAACCAAGGCCTAGTAGGCGAAGAAATGCCAGACATCATGCCACTCGCTAAGTTGCGAGCCGCAAGGGTGCCAGTTGAGTCGAGGATATGTTGATTGATTGGCGAACCCCGAGTCATCATGTTTGGGGTGATTAGCCATTTATAGCGACGGGGTAGAAGGAAGTCTGCTAGCTCACGAGCATGCACCCACCAAGAATAGCGGTTAACTCTCAGCCCCAAGAGCCGCTCGTTTACGTGAGAGTGGTATTTCTCGTCTATTTCGCTTAGTGGCATTACTTACCTTTATGGCTCAAGAATATGATGTCTTCCAGTAGGATCATATGCCTCCACTCCATATCGCCCTTTTCGTAGATCAGTAGTCCAGCCTTTCTCCTTGAATACTTTCTGTACTTCCTTCGCCGTCATATTGCCCTTTGCCCATTCACTTACAGTATCTTCAAGAGTTTGTCTTGTCCTTAACGTCTCCGCCCCAAGCGCAGTTCCGCCTCTGGATGTTCCACCTTCTCCAGGCCGCATCCTGCCGCCAAGCGGGTTGAATGGATCTTTCGTGTCCTCCATTGCAATTACAGTTCCTTTTTCTTTAGGAACTACAACCTCTGGCCCTTGTTCGCCTACTAGATATGGTTCGCCTTCTTCTACTGGACCGCCTGTTGCTCTAGACTTAACTCCGCCTTTACGCCCAGTGCCTGAGCCTCTAGTTACATGTGGCATCTTAATTCCGCCGCTAGCAGCACCACCTAGCTTATCGCCCGATGGCTCGACTAAGCGGCCCATACCATGCATAGTTGCGGCTGCCATAAGCACATGCTCAGGTGTTACGTTGTCCTTACCACCGCCCATAAGGCCTTGCCCACTGGCCTCGCCTGAGACTTGAGATGGATCTAGCATTGGGACTTGTGGCATAGCACTATCCTAACAAACTTCTCTGTTGCCCACCAGTAGCTGTTTTCCCAGCCAACTGGCCAGCTGTAGCAGCAGCACCTAGGAAGCTTGCTGTGCCTGCTGCCTTCTGGGCCTTTTGACCTGGGCTCAGGGTTGGAATAAACGAGGGTGGTTGAGGGGCAGCTGTAGGAGCCGCCGGTGGAGCGGGAGGCGGCGCCACCGGCGCCGGTGGTGGAACGGCGGGAACAGCAGGGGCTCCTCCACCGCCTCCACCACCAAATACCGAGCTAAAGAACTTAGGCACAAAGCTCATTGCAAGCCTCCATAACCATAAACTGGTTCAGGCTCAGGCCTTGGAATTTCAGCATAAATCGACTCTTTAGTGTAAGGGTTGTACTCGGACTCAACCATCGACTTCTTCATGAAATCCCTCGAGACCGAGGCAATTGGCATGGCGAACGTTAGAGCCAGAGCATCCGCTAAATCAGGCGACTCTAAGCCCCTAGTCATCATTTGTTCTTTTTTCTCTAAGAGGATTTCATTCTTAAGCGTATAGGTGTAGAGCGGCCCTACAAGTTGCGCCTTAAGGTCTGCGTCATTCGGGATTGAGCCTGACTTGAGCCAAGCTCGCATGGCGCCCCACATTTCGGCTCGCTTATTGGCGTAACGCTCACCCTCGTTGCCCGTAGCCCAACCCATGCCTTCGGCACGAGAGCCGAATTGAATATCAAATACGCTAAGATGAAGGGCCCGACAATTATCAACAACACCACCGCCGACACCGCCTCCATCAATAAATACAGCATCAACATGATATCTATTGTGAACTTCCATAACCTTACCGGCAAGCTCGACCGTTGATGTTCCACGTAAGCGGATTGCTGGGATTGAGCGAGCGTCTCTGCCTTTACGAAACCAAATGACTGACTCATTTTGCCCGTACCTTGCTACATCGACGCCTATGACTAGCGGATCATTTGGGAACAGCTCTAATTCTCTAGTTGCCGCCGAGTCAACATCTTCCGACGAGATAAACTCCATCTCGCCTGTCCTGGGGAACACGCCTCTGACACGGACTCTAACGAAGTCTGCATCTTCGCCGTAGGCCTCGATCCATGATTGTATTTGGTCTTTGTTGGTAAGCGAGACTTCACGAGAATCAATCTGCTTGGAGTTCCATTCTTTTGAATGACGCTGACCTGGAAAGCATTCTCTAAATCGTCCGGTGTTACGGGTGGGGTTGCCAAATACGCACCAAACGATTTCAGTCTCAGAATCCGTGAGCGCACCCTCGGTGGTTTCCCAAATAATGTCGGGGATGGCCGAGGCTTCATCAAAGACCACTAAAATCCGTCGGCCCTTGTTGTGCAAGCCAGCGAACGCCTCAGTGTTGCGCTCGGACCACGGAACCATGTCAATACGCCAAGTTCGTTCATGGGCCGTGTCCTTGGAGAAGATTGCTGTTGCGGTTAGCTGAAACAAGTCTTTGGCTAGGAACATATGAAACCACTTACCAAGCTCGGCCCAAGTCTTGGTTTTAAGCTGAGTTTCAGTATTGGCGGTGACAACGCCTCTGGTGTCGGGCATTGTGGAGAGAGCCCAAAGCATGATCCACGAGACGAGTGCTGTTTTGCCTATCCCGTGACCCGATGCCACCGCCAACTGAATGGCCCGATTGACATCCACAAGTCCATCACGGATAAGGTTGAGGATGTCCCTTTGCCAAGGTTCGGGTCCATTAGGGTACCCTGCTAGGCGAGTATCATTCTCGCCCCAAGGGAATGCGCCCATGACGAACGCATATGGGTCCCTAGAGGTTTCGGCCAGCCAGCCTAGCAGGGATTCGTTCATGTAGCTAAAGCACTCCTATAACCATAACCAGAACTAACATGGGCCTTCGGCCTTTAGTGTAGAACTCGCCCCAAGCCGCCTATAAGCTCACTAGCTATCCAGAATGCAATGGCGGCCCATCCAAGATGAAAGCGCCCAGCCTGCACCATTATGCAGCTGGCTATGACGGCAAAGACAAAGGCGAAGACTAGGAAGATGAGGCCTATGTTTTGCATTATCTCAAACTCCTTGTACCGCTCCTTGAACTTTGGATGTCATTGGCCTCTTTTGTATAAAGAGGTAATCACCCTGTTCTCCAGGCATTTGGTAAATGTCAACATCATTTCTATTCTCTATATCCTTAAGGTCAGGATGATCCTTCGGCGTCAAGAATCCCTCAGGGGCATTCTCTATATGATCCTTTAGCTGGCTGCTAGTAGGAGCAAATCGCCATTTCTGCTGCTCTGTCGTCTGGCCCATAGTCTTTTCTGAGTAGCTATAAAATCTATCCCAATCCTCCTGAGACATTGTAGGATACTTTCCTTTATCACCGACCTTCCGCATTTTGCCAGTGGACCAGCCCTGTTCTGGATATTGAAATTGTTGTGGCAATCTCAAACTCCAGTGAACTTAGGAACTAGATCGGGAACTGTGAATTTGGGGATGTTGGGCTTGTAGGGCTCAACATCTTCTATCTCATTTATTAGGCTTCCTTTCTTAGCATCAGCTGCGCCTCGACCAGCTCTAGTGTGTTTACCACCTTCACCTTCGCCTGTGTCTATTGCACCTTCAGGAAGGCCAGCCATTTCATGTTCTTCATCAGGTAAGTCTGAGGCTTGGCGAGGCATGCCAGCTGGTTCGTGGCCTTCAAGCAGAGCACCGCCCTTAGATAGTTTCTGGTTCCACATATCAACAAACTGCTGACTGGTTATGTTCTCAACACCCCCAAATTGGGCTACGCCCCCTGGAGTATTGAGCTTAATGGCGAGCTTAGACCATCCAGCACCTTTCTGCTTACCCTCGCCTGTAGAGTACATATTTTGCCAAGCTGGAGCATCGGGGTTAGCCATATGAGCATCATATCCGGCTGAGCCTTGCTGGTGGATCATATAGATGTCGCCTAAGCTTGGGTCTCGGCCGTATTTGGCCTTGAAGTCTCTGGACTCTTGAGCCATCTTATTAGCAGCGGCCATTGTGCTTTGCTCAGGGTCGAACCTAGAGCCTGTTCCGCCATGCCGAGTGAATTCACTTTGACTTAGCTGGAACAAACCACAATAACTCCCTGTGCAGCCGGTTGCTCGTTCAGAGTTCTCGATCTGCGCAATTCGCTTGAGCCACGAAGGATCGACGCCAGTTCGGTTGCCATGTTTCTCGTAGAGGTCGTCATATGGCACTACCTTGGCCCCCCAGGTCGCTTCTTGGCAATATAATCGGCGGCTGCCTTCTCCATCCTCTCCAATTTCCCGGTATAATCCTGCGCCATTGGCCCTTTTGTGAACAAATACCTTGCCCTATCCCTCTGTTGCCTTCCTACACCTTCCGGGCCCGGAACTTCTTCCGCTTTCTCCGGGTTTCCCATCTTCGTCTCCATCAAATGCCTGACAACATATTCCTCCATCTGCCCCTTAGTAATGTCCTTAAATTCCGGATCCCAAAACTCACTCTCTTTAAGTTTTTGTATCCCCCTGTGGATACTCTCATGGGTAATCGTGCTAGCAGAATATACATTGCTATATATGTCATCCTTGCTAGGAGAATACATCCCAAGGATATTTACATCCTCTGGTTTACGTGTCACGTCAACTGCTACTTTCGTAGGATCAAAGCCAAGTTTTGCCAAAGGACTTCCTTCCACGGCAAGCTGCGCCCGCATATAATATTGACTAAGGGCTCCCGTCGCCTCTGGATACTTCTGCTTGAAATCCTTCAACTGCTCCGCTGGAATATTTCTAGTTTCCAATGGCTCCTTGTTCGGGTCACCGGAGAGAAACTGGTATTGCTGTTCCTTTGCGTATGGCTCCGACCCTTGCCCATATGCGTAGCCTTGCCTCTGTGCAAACTCAGCCTCTTCCTTCGTAGGATACGTTTGCCTTGGCGGCGCTTGAGTTGGTTTAGCTTTGGCCTCTCTTAACCCTAACATCTCCATTACACCAGAAAGAAATCCTCCCTTCTCCTGTTGATATTGTGTCCCATCGCCGCCATTCGCCAAGCTTCCTTCATTCTGCCTTCCATTTCCATTAATGTAAGGCACAGTCGGCATCGCTTAGATCCGCCGCTTAAACTTAAGAACTTGCGCTTTGACATTAGGCTTTATCTCGGGCTCCTGGCCTAAGATGGTGTGCTTGGGCTTTGGTAGGTTTTCTAGGCCTTCGGCCTTTAACTCCGGAGCAATCTCAATAATCGGGATTCGCTTAACGGTGTGGGTACGGGCAATGGCTCTATCTAGCATCTGCGCAAAGTCGACCGAGATATTGGTTTGAACCGAGCGTTTGCTAAGGCCCACCCTATCTGCTGAATCTCGAGATATGCTAATTAGCTCTCGGACCGAGAGTTCCTCAGTCTCATCATCATCATCAAGCTTATCGGCGAGTTTGCGCTCGGCCTTAAGGCCATTCTCCAGCATCATCTTATAATAAGCTTGCATTCCATCTCTAATCGGGGCCTCATCAATGGCTCGCTTTTCATCGACTAGATCGCTAAATGCTGGGGTGCCCCTAAGCACAGAAACCCTCGCCAAAGAATACCCCGTAATTTCGGCAACTTCTCGAGTTCGCAGGCCACATGCAAACAGTTGGGCCATGCGATGGTGACTATCTCGAAATCGCTTAACGGCAGGCACTGCCCCTCGCTTAACGTTAAATAGCTCCGTCAAGCTTATTTCGCGAACTCCGAGGATTTGCGCCGCTTTCGGGGATCTTCCTGACATGCCGCGCCTGCCTTATGATTGCCCTTATTATAGCATAAATTCGCCATTTTGTCAACTCTTAATTTCACGCGTGTATACAAAAACATTCACTTTCCGGCCGAAGGCCGAAAACCCAGGTATGGCTCATTGAAATAATAGAATTTTTGCGCAGGCCCTCTGGCTGGCGGCGAGAGCTCGAGTTTGGGCCCCGGCGCCCCAAGCGATGGCGCAGACCATGTTGCAATGCACAACGGATAATGGTGCGGTGCACCATCACGAACCCGTGATGTCTGATCACGCACTCGTGATCGAACCTTGGCGCTGGCCGTGGTACTAATGGGCATCGACCGACACCCAGGAGCAAGACATGATGAAATCGGAGCTACTCCAACAATACGGCAAATACCAATCCATGCCAGAGTTTCATCAAGGTTGGGATGATTACATGGCCAACAAGTGGAACCATAG